AGAAAGTAAAAGTAGCTCTAGTGAAATATATGAGAAAAAAGAACTCTCACGTAGTGATATTGAACTTATAAAAGTTGGAAATTCATCCAAAACTGTTTATAAAAAATTAGGTTTACCTATGAAAGAATGGGATACTAATTTTGTTTATGATGAACTTAATAATAATGTGAATAAGGACAAATTAATGATTGATTTATTAGACGGTAAAGATAATGAAAAACTTGTTCCAAAGTATAAGAAGTTATCTGAACATGGAGAATCGGCAAAAGACATAAAAAATCTTAAGATGTTACAGTATGCATTTGAAGATAAAACTTCTACTTCTACTTTTCTAATTTGGATAAATCCTAAAACAGATAAAGTTGTATATTTAAGTGAACGAAATTATTTAGATGAGAATGGCCAACATCCTGAAGAATCTTCTGATGATAAAACTACTGAAGATACTAATAGTATAGATATAAATAATAAAACAGCTGCTGTCGGAGACACTATTTCGTTTTCTAATCAGCAGACTAATGATAGTTTAGAAGTAACAATTAACTCTGTTACAAAAAGTAATGGAGACGATTGGCATAAACCAGAAGGACTATACTATGCCAAAGTGGATTTTTCAGTTAAAAATACAGGAACTAAACCTTTTGATGTGAATGCGCATATGTTCGAGTTTTATGATTCCAACAATGTAAAATCTAATCTGGATTCTTGGGATTATTTTTCTGAAAATATACAAGCCGGCAAATCTGCAAATGGATCCGCATACTTCGATATTACCAATGATGGGAATTCGTTTGAAGTTTTCTTTGCAGACAGCTCTTGGAAGGGTAGCTATTAATTTTTTTCTTATCCCCTCTCTGGTGAGTTCTAGCATGTTCGATTCATGCTAGGGGTTTTTAATATAAAAATAATTAGAAAGGAATTTAAAAAATGCCAACTACTAGAACAATGCCCGATATTGGAGAAAAAAGAAATGGTGGCAAAGGAGCCCCTCCTCCGCCACCTACTCGTCCTCAACCTCGTCCATAGGTATTATATATAATTTTACTTTTTTTTCATAGTCAATCAAAATATTTATATCATTATTTTTAAATAGAATTTCGACCGCTTCAACAGTTCGTCTTTTTTCAGGTTCTTTTGGTGCATACAATAGTAACTCATTGTATTCATCCGTATTATATTGATAAACATTTAAATAGCCAGAAGCAATATAGTTGTTTGCAAAATCAAAAACATAGATGTATTGATCATAATAATTATCCAACGCAGTATCTCTAATTGCTCTATGTGTAAATTCTAGCTTACCTTTCTTTTTTCTAAGTTTATTTATCCAAGAAAAAAAAGATAAAATCGCTTTAGGTAAAACGAACACCCCAATTACTAATACTAATGCAAATGATAGTATTGCAGCCGCAATTTGTTGAATGTATGGTTCCATATTCAACAAATTGTAAGAAATGATACTTTGAGCTAACAAAAATACAGCTAAATTAATAGCTGACAATATTGATACTACTGCTATTTTTTCTTCTTTTTGGGCATTTGATAAAACTAGCAAATCATTACTTTTAATTAAGAAATAGGTAAAATATCCTGTAGCAGTAGATTGTATAAGTACTGCAAAAATATTTAAGTATTCAGTAACCATAATAGAAAACTCCTTTACAATTGGATGGTATCTTTGTAGTCCAATTATAACATAATTTCTTCTATGAATCCTGTTCTATAAGTGTTTAATTTAAGAGGTGATACAATGGCAAGTATAAAAAAATTGAAAAGCGGATGGCAATTTAGAGTATCTTATACAGATGATAATGGTGAATATAGAACGAAAAGTAAAAATGGGTTTTCCACTAAAAAAGAAGCACAACTAGCAGCATCCGAATTAGAAAAAAAGTATTCTAAAGGATACTCGCTCAATGCAGGCGAACAATTATTTCATGAATATTTTAATGATTGGTTTGAAGTTTATCGAAAAGGTAAATTATCTCAAGATAACGATGAGGATATCCGTCGCGCTGTTGGCTTTAGCAAGAAATATTTTCCTAACACAAAATTAAAAGAACTGACTCGTCAAGAATATCAAAAAGCTTTGAATGATTACGGTGAAACACATGCTACAGCTTCAGTAAAAAAGCATCATACGTATATGCGTTCATCAATTAAAGACGCTTTAGAAGAAGGTATTATTTCAAAAGATCCAACGTATCGTGTAAAAGCAATAGGAAAAAAACAACCTAAACATGAAGAATTAAAATATTTGAACTATCAAGATGCTATCAACCTGGTTCACGAATTACTAGATGGCATAAAATCAGCTTATACTTCTCGGTTTATCATTCTATTCGCAATTGCTACAGGCTGTCGTTTTTCTGAAATACTTGGGATGACTTGGGACTGTGTCAATTTTAAAAATAAAACTGTTCGTATTAATAAAACTTGGGACTATAAATATACGAATTCATTTTCAAATACAAAAAACTATCAATCAAAAAGAATAATCACTATTGATGATGATACACTAGATATACTAAAGAAATTACAATTACATCAAAAAGAATATTATTTAAAATCTGGTCTTCGCAACGAAAATAATTTGGTATTCTTGAACGATGATATGCAACTTGTATCGAATAACGCTGTAAATAAAGTTCTTCGTAAATTCTGTAGAAAGATCGGTACAAAAGAATTGACTTGTCATGGTTTAAGGCATACCCATGCTTCAATAATGTTGTATAAAGGAATAAATATAAAATATGTATCTCGTCGCCTTGGACATAAGGACATTGTAACCACTTTACAAACCTATCAACACATTTTAGACGAGATGGAACAAAAAGAAAGTAATGCTGTTAATGAAGTGATGAAACAAATGTATGTATAATTTTTTTGCATTATTTTTGCATCAAGTAGTTAAAAACAGCCATAAAACCAGCATTTACAATCTAGGTTTTACGACCGCCGTCTCCATTTTTAGAAAAGTAGAGAAAAACAAAAAAGAGCTAAAACCTTATAAAATAAAGGTTTTAGCTCTTTTAATTTCTATAAGAAAAGGATAAAAAAGAAGAGAAATGCAAAATATTTTGCACTGGTTTTGCATTCTGATCATTTTAAAGTCTATTTTTATTTCATCAAATACTATTCGCATATTTTACATACAAAAAAGCTCTACTCTCCATGATTGAGAAGTAGGCTTTTCTTATATACTAGTATCCAGATCCCCAAGTGTTGCTAGGATTTCCATCATTGGGTCCAACAGGAATATAAATACGTGTTCCGTTTGAATCAGAACCACCTAAGAAAACATAGCCATCTGCTACACGAACCGAATCATATTTAAATTGTGAACCTTTCGGCCACACACCATAAACTGGTGCTGATAAACTCGGCGCGCCATTTCGAAGAACAATTCCTTCACTAACACCGATAGTAAAAGTTTTAGCTGGTGTTGGTTTGCTGTTTTCCCATAGCTCCGCAATATCTCCATCATTTGCATAACCTAAAAGTTTGCCACTATTTTCGATACGATACAAGTTTTTACGACCGTCTAGCTTTTGTGTAATTGTTCCAACTTGGGTCCACAATGTATCTGCATTAATATGCTGTGAAATTGGTGCATCTGGATTTTTATAAATCGTTGAGAATCGAACATTTTGACCCACCTTATATTTTGGTGCATTCGGTTTGCCAGGATTAACAATGGTCTCTGAACCGTCCTCAGGAAGCCCTGTCTGCAAGTCTTGGGCTAACTGCGCCTTATTGATACCCCATTGAGCTAAATACCCGTACGGGTCCGTGTGATCGCCCCACCACGCTTTTGTTACCCAATCGTGTGTAACAATGCCGTAGCCAGTCCCGTCATCGACAGCGTAATTAGCTCCGATTTGAGAAGCTAAATCACGAGCTAAATTGACATAAGCCGCATAGTCTTTCTTAAAGGTTGCTTTGTTGTTTGTTCGAGCCAATTCAATTTGTGCATATGCTTTTTGGTTAGCTAAAGAACCTGCGCCATATTGAATTTGGCCAGCTGGCGCTAATTGTTTCACTCGACCACCAGAACCGACAAAATATGAAACATAGGCGCTCGTCCAGTTCCGCTTCATATAGGCCGTTTCGTTGTCTAGACTGTTTGGACCAACATTGTTCCCATTACCTGACTCATGTAAGACAATTAATTCATTGGTAGCATAACCTGGAAAGTATCCGCCAAAATTAATCGGGTCTTGTTCCACTTGATAGGCATTGGCACCAATCGGCAACATAAAACTTAACGACATTCCGACAGCAACTAATAATTTAACAGTTTTTTTCATTTAAAAACCTCTTTCCTATTTTTTAGACAAAAAAAAGAAACGACACAAGCCGCTTCAATTCTTGTCTTTATTTCGTAATTGAATAAAATAATCCTTTAACTTTTCTGGCAAAGGAATGAATTCCAATACATTCTCGCAAAATGAAATGCCTTCATTTGCAATGTAAAAAATAATCACCATTTCCCTAATAGGAATATTATTCCCTACAATACTTTCAACTTTCACAGAAACTGCCACTACAAATAAAATCATTACTTTTTTGGCGATTCCCAACATACCTATTTTGCTTGATAGTGATTTAGTAGCGATTGCTTTAAGCCAACCTGTTACAAAATCAACAATCATCAAAAATAACAAAACATCTAGCAACTGATCCATTCCCCCAAGAAAGCTAACGCAAATACCACCTACAATACTTGCTACAATTGACAGGTGGTTAAAATATTTTTCCATATTAAGCCCCCTTAATTTCCAGGTAGTTGAGGAGCTTTCTTAACTCCAATAACATGAATTACTCTAAGAGTATCTGTTTTTGTTTCGACAGTTCCACTTTTAGAAACAGTTTTTGCATACGTGAAATTAATTTTGTTATTAGAAACATGAATTAGCATCTCTCCCATATCCCAACCGTTGCTTGTAGGATCATCGTAAATGTTAATTGCAGAACTTCTAATATCTATTTCGCCAGATTTATTATTCAGGATGGTAGCATCTGTTCGATTACCTTGATATTCACAAATAAATTTTACTGCCTCATAGTTGCTTACATTGTCGAGCAACGTGACTGTGCCATCAGAAATTTTAATAGGCTGTCTATTTAGCAGCACTTCATTATTCAGCTGACTTACATTAGCTAATTTATTCCATTCCGTCCACATCGCAGGACTTCCTTGTCGACTACGGGTATATGTTTCGCCTTTATACATATACGTTTGACTTACAAATGTATTATCAGCATAAACAACTAAAGCACCATAAGCTGCACCCGAATAAGGTCTGTTTGCTCCAGAAGCACCGAAAACGGTGTAAATGCCTTTGTCTAAAATTTCATTCCAATCCTGTTCCTTAATAACGGTTTTCTTAGAAACCAGTGCGCCATTTTCTAAAGCATCCGTTATTTCGCTAAAGTTTTCGTTCAGCATGACTTGATAGTCTGCATCACCTTTTTTAAATGTATACATTCTTTTCCTCCTTAATACCTAATTTCTATAACTTTGTATGCTTCAATAAAACGAATAGTTCTATTATCTATTTTGGTTACTGTTGGATTTACCAGTTTAAAGTTCATTGGTACTTTAACTTTAAAGCTGAATAAATCAAGATATTCTACACTGTGAGGAATCTTTTTCACATTGCTACCGCCTAAGCCTGTTGGTTCATTAGCCAGCCCTGCTAGGCCAATGCCATACTCCCAGTACAAAACTTGTACTTTAGGATATCCTCGCAAACTGTGTCCAACAGCTGGTAATTCTTCAGTAGCCTTCATTTCATTGATTTGGTTCTGTAAATTTGATGCTTGATTTGCATCTAGTTCATTTTTTAAAGCTGCAAACCATTCGTGGACTAAGACATCAAAGGCACTTACTTTTCCATTGCCTGTTCGGATAATTTCTTCAATATTAGAATCCATATCGGTTTGTGATTTTGCAACGTAGTTTTTAAAATCATTTAAGATTTTTTCATAACTCGTTTTGTTGGTTTCTACAATTTTTTTAAGCATTGCTTCATATTGTGCTTCTAATCCTGATACAGAAACATTGGCAAAAGGTGTTGAATAACCACAAACTTTTGCATCTGATCTCTTATCTGTGATTAAATCTGCAGTAATCGCCGAACTGTTCCTTGGTACTTTGACCGTTGCTAGTTGGATTTCATAAACTTCTGTTGAGCGCTCTACAGAGACATTGCCTTTTTTGACTGCTACATAAGCTTGTCTAGCGTTCAAATCATGACGAACAACAATTGAATCTGTTCGATCTTGTGTTGAAGAAGCAACGTCAATAGGTACTGCAAAAGCAGACGTATTAATATATTGATAACCTTTTAAACTTGCTGAACCTGCTTTTACAACAACTCTCATCCCAACAGAATCAGCTGCAGTCACTCTTAATGCTTCACCGACTGACATCATGACGCCATTGCGAAAGATATTTTCAAAGTATTTTGCCCAGTCTGCCGATGTATAAGCACGATCGTATGTGCCATCATCTTGCAAAACGGCATCATAAAATAAACTTAATTCCGCCAAAAATAACCACCTACTTTCCTTTTCTCTTGATTACATCAATAATTGTTTTACTTTGGTTACCGAATTCGCCGTCAATATGGTAGCCTTTCTCATCCCAAGTCTGAGTTACAGAATTTAGAACCACTGTATCTGAATAGTCAAAAGAAGAAATACGTTTTACACGATCCCCCAATTTATAATCTCGACCATAAACAAAAAGACTATCATTCAAATTGATAGTCCCATTCAATGCCAAAACTCTTGGTTGTTCAGTTAATTTTTCTTTTCCTCTTGATTGCAATGTGGCAATATATTGTGCATCTGGCATTTTTACATCATCAACAGTCTGTTGTAAGTCACGAGCATCGACGTATATTTCTTTTCGTTCGAGGCCACTCAAATTGTTATTTACTTGAGTATGCTTACGAGCTTTTCCTTCGCCTTCTCCATAAATAAGGGCTGTAGTCGCTTCATCATAGTTGTTCTTTTCTAATGATTCATTAGTAACATTTTCAAACTCTGCACTAAATTGAACTACACTAGAAACATCTTCACTTTTTCTAAAACGAATATTTGTTCCAACTTGGCCGTTTGATGTTGAGCCAATACGCCCATTCGAGATAGGAATTTCGTCAAAACCAAAATTGTAACTTTCACACAGTCCCTCTATTTCTTCTTCAACATTCCCATAACTGTTTTGATAACTAATGTTTGAATTAGTAATTGCTGGCGGTTGTTCAACAGATAAGTAATTTATTTTTCTTTTAGCATCTGACGGAGAGACCACTTCGTTCCGTAAGTGATCGTAGCAAATCAGCTCTGGTCTTTTTGTTTGATTGTAAATTCGATAAACAATTCTCTTACCAGATTTTGCAAAAAGAGACTTCCCAGAAATTGTAATTAATCCACTGCTCAAATCATCGCAAATAATAGAATCAATATAGTAAAAGCAATTATTAATTAATAGCACTGTGTCTTCGTCCATTAATTCTTTTGGCATATACTTTAAAAGAACAACCGTTTCAAAAGTATTGGCTGACTTGAAATTTTCTTTGACACTCATTGATTTCCATATGTCCAGAACTGCCGTTGACTCATAATCAAAGCCAGACTTTCTTCGAAACACCTCTACAAAAGGTAATGGCATAAAATCCATAGCTACACCCCGCTAACTAATGGTGTAAATTGCATTTCACATGTAATTCCATTTTGAGAATTGTTGGCCGCTTTTAGTTGTAAATAGTTATCTCCTTTATATAATCGAAAGAAATTACTGCCCTCCATACGTTCTGGAACAGCATTAGTTTCTACACCATTAACAATTTTTTTCGCATACAAATTTCCACGTACCGTTGAAAGTTCGAATCTTGTTCCAGGTTCAAAGGTTCCTTTAAATCCAAAGAAGGTTTGTTTTGTCACATCGTAAATCTGCGGATCAGTTACGGTTGTTACACATTTCATATGAAAAACTGCTCCAACCTGTACATCGCCATTGTTTACAATCTTTTCGATATTTCCTGATTCAAAGCGCCCAAATGTATGCTTCTCGCCTTGAACAAAAACCATTGGAAAAATAAGCGTTGGCTTTAATGTTGCCAAAGGAACCAGTGAGTTATAAAACGATACATCTCGGAAATAAGAATCGAATGCTTCGAACTGTAAAGAGAATAAGTTCCATTCATCAACCTTATAAGGATTATCCTCGTATAATTTGAAACTAGGCGCTTGGATTGGTAATACGTCGGTTTCATACTCCTTATCATAGACTTTAAGAGTTAGTTTCCCTGTTTGTTTTAGATCGATTTTTTGAATCATATCTCGGCGCAGCTGATAAATTTCTTCTTCTGTTTTTCCAATTAAAGTGCCTTCAAGCAAAGGTTTCCGAGTGCTTAAGCGGATTCCAACAACTTTTGCGCCATCTTCTCCAAATACTTCTTCTGCTAGCACGACATTTTCTGGTGCTTCTAAACCTTCCACATTTTGCAAAAAATAAGGAGCCTCCTCATTAAAAACGAGTTGCTCCCCATTTTGATTCGTATAAACTAATTCTAGTTTCACTATTTAAACCCCCTAGCCAAGTCACGTAGTTGGCGTTTTGTTTCAATCGCTGTTTCTCTCGGTGTTTTCGTGTCAGCACCTGTGATATATTGTGTTACTTCCATGTTTTTTATATTTCCGTCTTTCAAGTAAGAAACCATTTCACGCATTAGAGAAGCAAGTTCGCTAAAATCATTTGATTCATGTGAATCTTGAACAGCAATTAGATTTTTAACAACTGAAGAGTTTCTCGGAACTCCCACGCCGTTTTCATAATGAGGAATTAGTTTCTTTGTTTCTGAAGCTTTGATTACTTTTGATCCTTTTGGTAAATCTGGTAAGAATACATTTCTACCTTCTGGTATGAAAGGCACACCACCTTTAGGAATTACCAATTCTTTATAAGTGCGTCCTTTTTGGTCATTGACGATTGCCGGACCACCAATATGGTTATTGGTTCCTGTTTCGAGTCCTAAAATTTTTGCTACGCCAGCGCCTAAATTAGCTACTACGTTTAAAGTTTTAGTAATTACCGAAGGGCCAGAATTAAAATCACTTACTGCATTTTTCGCTTGAGATGCTGGTCCACTCGCTTGATCATTAGCCCTTAATAGTTTTTCTACTGGATTGTTTGCTGCGAAAATATTTAAGCTACTATTACCACTTGAAGCCGCACCGACAACTCCACCTGCATTTCCTCGCAGGTTTTTCGTTCCTGGATTGTTGGCATTGTAGGTGTTCAATGCATTACCACCTTGTCGAGCTGCAGCTTGTGCATTTGAAGAATCTCCACGTAGTATTTTCTGTGCTGGATTGTTTGCGTTAAATGCATTTAAGTTTTGAATACCTACCTGTGATTGATTTGATACATTGGAAGCATCTCCGAGTAATTTTTTTAATTGTGGCTTTACTTGGTCATAAGTTTGCACGCTTAATGTTCCATCAGCTATTTTTGCTTTTAAATCTTCATTATTACCAAGCATTTTTTTTACTGGATCAGGTAATGAATTCCACGCATTCATACTTTCTTCTGATTTCATTACCTTTGTTAGTAAATCATCATTATTGGCAAGCATTTTTTTCTGGTCTGTTGGAAGGTTATTCCAATTTGTTAGATATGTTTCTGAAGAAAGAATCTTTTGTAGCACATCCGTGTTATTTGCTAAAAGCAGTTTGCTTTCATCTGGTAAATTTTTCCAAGCATTAAAGGCTCGTTCTGATCCATAAATTTTTGTCAGTAAATCTTGATTATCTGCATAAAATTCTTTAACATCATCTGGTATATTAGACCAATTGACAATTTTTTCTTGTGAATCACTAAGTACTTCTAAAAACTCTTTGTTATCAGCTTTAATTTCTTTGTCATGTAACTTGTAATCTTCCCAAAGTCCAAGATTAAGCATATTTTCAGCCATTTTTTCAGGGGTATTAGAATACAGAATGGCCTTCTTCTCTTCAAAATTAAGTTTGTCCCATTTTCCGTTGGCTTGTAATGCCTGAGTTACAGTCTTCTTGGCATTTGTATCTAAAAGTGCTTGTTGTTCCTTAAACGTCATGCTGTCCCATTTTCCGTTAGCAATTGCTGCTTCGGCAATCATTAATTTAGCATTACTTTTTAGGTCGGCATGTTTGGAAGCATATAGGAGTTGGTTCCATCCTTTTTCAGAATTTGCAGCTTCGTTAACTGCTTCTTGCGCATTGGTTTTGACTTCGCCTGTTTTTGGATCAAGAACAAGATTATTCCACATTTTCCCATATTCACTTGCTTCATTACCAACATATTTAAGTTGTTCAGCGTTCTTCTTAGCATTTTCAGCAACTTTATTTGTTGTTTTGGTAACATTCTCCAATAACTTCTCGTTATCTTCAATAAGGTATTGTGAAGCATTTCCGCTCTCTTTTATCACTTGTCCAGAAGCCAAATGAATTTTATCTTTTAGTTCAGGGAATTTCTCAACAATGGCCGCCATTTGGTTATCAAAACCTTCAGTCGTAGTCTCGTTTATTTTATCCCATTCTTCAAGATACTTCTGAGCAAATTCACCATCAAGGTTATATCCCCAATCTTTCAACCATTTTTTTTGCTCTTCTTTCATTTTAGCGGCATGAGTCTGTGATGCATTCCTTTGCTCTCCTAATGATTTTAACCATATTTCTGCTTCTTCTTTCGTAGCATTCGCTACATCACCAGTCATTGATTTCAAAATAGTTCTTTTTTGTTCCGCCGAAACATCCAGAGTATTAACATAAGCTTCCGCAGTATTCTTTGATAAATCACTAATCATTTGAGCTTCAGAAACACTCAATTGACGATTTTCGTTTGCAGCCCTTTGTCTAATCTCTTGAATTTGCTTATTATTCGATTGGATTTCTTCCACAGCAGACTGATTTAGTTTTTTCTCATTCTCAATGATTTCTTTCATTGAGTCTGTAGCGGTTCCTGGTAACTGCTTTAATAATTGATTCAATCCATCTACTTTTTTATTTAAAGACTTTTCAAGAGACTGACCCGCTGCTTCAAAATTTTCTGCCATTTTAGAAGCATCTGATTGATTAAATCCATCTTTTAATAAGCCAAACTGACCATTTGCGGCTTTGGTTTTGTCTTGCACCCCGTCTAAAGTTTTGTCAACTTCTCGTCCGACATCAGTTCCCCATTGCTTAACACGTTGGGAACTATTCCAAGCTTCTTCTCCCCAGAGTTTCCACACTGCTACACCTGCTCCAATCGCTGCAGTTGCACCTAACACCCAAGGATTCAATAAACTAAACCCTTTAGTCAATGAACCAATTTGTGTTGTGGTTCCTCCAATTTTAGCTGTTAATCCACCTAACGCCGAACCAGAAGAAGCAATGCCTTTTCCGAATCCAACAGAAACAGAACTACCTTCTGCAAAAGCTTTTGTAACATCATCAATCGCTCTTTTTTTAGACATAGCAGCCATTGTCTCAACAAAACCTTTACCTAACGAACCTACACCTTTTGTTAAAGTACCTGTTAACTTAATAGCAGGCCCCATTGCAGCAGTTAATGCAATCATTTTAACAATTGTTTGCTGTGTTTTAGGATCAGCATTTGAGAAAGATTCCGCTAAATTCGTTACGGTTTTGATCATTGGTTTAGTCGCTTGCAACGCATCTCTCAATGCTTTTACTAAAGGACCACCAAACGTGATACCTACGTCCACTGCTTCATTTTTAAGCATCTTTAATTGAGATTCGGTAGTTTCGTATCGTTTGTTTGCTTCTTCTGTTAAAGCGGTGTTTTGACCCCAAGCTTTCGTTCCACGGTCTACAGCACTTTTAAATACATCACTGGCACCAGCGGCACGAAGGAGACTATCACGAAGACGAACTTCGGTAATTCCCATGCTGTCTAATACACCAATAGCCGATTGTCCCTTGTCTTCTGCTTTACCTAACCCTTCGACAAATTTAATGATGGCACCCGAAGCATCTTCTTTAAATGCTTTAGAAAATTGTTCGCCAGACATGCCAGCAACAGAAGCAAAATCTTCTAAGGAAGTTTTTGACTTATCGGCTTCTTTGTACATTTTACTTAGTGCTTTAGAATTCATTCCCAAGTTAGAAGCCATTGTTTTAAGAGGTTTACCACCATTTAAAACCGCTTGACCAACTTCTCCGATAGTATATCCCGCACCATTGGCAATTTGTTCTAACTCACTAAATGCGCCAGTTCCTTTTTCCACAGCAAGTTGCATTTGAACCATTACTTTAGAAAATGCGGAACCGCCTGCTTCTGCTTCAATACCAACCGAACTCAATGCAGCCGCAAATCCCATGATTTGAGCTTCACTCATTCCCACTTGGTGACCAGCACCAGCAAGGCGTAAACCCATTGCGGTTATTTCTGACTCGGTTGTCGCAAAGTTATTCCCTAAATCAACGATTACAGAACCTAACTTATCAAATTCTGTTTGTGGCATTCCTGTGATATTGGCCAATCGAGCTAAAGCAGTTGCTGCTTCTTCTGCGCTCATGTTCGTTGATTCCCCTAAGTCGATCATGGTCTTAGTAAAACCAACTACATTTTTAGTTTTGATCCCTAATTGCCCTGCTGCTTCTGCAACGTTTGCAATTTCCGTGTGACTCGCAGGTAATTCTTTCGCTAATCCACGAAGACCGTTTTCCAAATCTTTATAAGAATAAACAACTTTACCTGTTGAATCTACAACCTCATCATTGGTCTTTTTCACACCCGCAAAATCAGATTCCCATTTCACAGCGGCCGTTGTTACTGCGGCAGCCCCAGCAAGAATTGGCAAAGTTATACCTTTTGTTAAGGCTCCGCCCACTTTTTCCATTTTTTGCCCACTAGAAATCATTTTTTCGCTGGCATTATAAATGGCGCCAGTGGCACCAGTGGTTTTGACCTGCATTTCTGCCATTTGACCAGCTGTTTGAATTAATTGAGATCGATAATTTGCTAGTTTACCATTGGCATCTTGCAATTGAGTTGCTAACCTTTTAGTTGATTCTGTCGCTTTTCCATCTACAAAAGATTCGTCATAAGCCTTTTTCAGCGCAGTAACTTGTTTCTCTTGTGCTCCAATGATTTTAGTTAAACCATCAAAACGAGTGCCAAGCTTGCCCATTTGATTGCCCGCCATATCAGCGATTTTTGCATTAGCTTGCATTTCTTTGGCTAAATAACGAACTTCTTTTTTAGCATTTGCTGCACCACGACCGAAATCAGAACTATCCAAGCCCAACTTAATGACCATATTTCCTAACGGCGTTCCACCACTCATTTAGTTACCTCCTTCCCTTTATGCGCCACTACGCTTGACTAATTCACTTAGTGGTCGCACCTCTTGTTTTTTCTTTTTAGTTTTCTTTTTCTTTGGTGCTTTCAATAAGATTTCATCAATATCCAAGCAATCAGTATTCATGAAATCCCGAATCGTCCACCCAAGTTCTGTAACTGAATCACGGACAAAACCAACCTGCAGGTCATAAAATTCAGACCAACTTAGATTTCCTCCGCCTTTTCCTTTTTTGACTCTTCCACATCTGTCTTAGATAGACCAAGAACTCGATAGCTGATAATTTCCCATATTTTATCAATGTCTAAAGAATCCATACCGTTAAGAATTGCTTCTTTAGTAAGTTCCTTTTCATCGAATAAATCGGCGACGAATTGAATTTGCATTTCTAAATACTCGTCAGCTGTTGGTTCTAATCCTTCGCTTGTTTTTTCTTCTCTAAGTGAATTTTCTTTTTTTATATAGTCTGTACGCTTAGAAAACGGCACAAAGTCCTGTGTAAAAGTTTTTTCTTCGCCATCAATGCGTAAAGTTAGTTCAATTTTACGTTCCATTTTTTAACCTCCAAAAAAAAGGACGACTAACTAAAGCCGTCCTTAATCAATAAATTTTTATTCTGCTGCTGATACAGTCAAAGTACATTCTGCTGTAAAATTACCGTCTTCAGTTGTGCCAACAAGTTTTGTAATACCTTCCGAAACGCCTGTTACTTTTCCTTGCACTGGCGTTACCGTTCCAATCGCTGCATCTTCAGAATTGAATCTATACGCTTTGTTTGTTGCGTTTTCTGGCATGATTGTAGGTGTTAACGTTGCTGTTTCACCAACTTTTAAAGCTAATTCAGTCTTATCCAAGGTAATTCCAGTAACTGCGATAGGTAGTGTTTTAAACGCTGGTACATCAACATGATCAGATTCTTTTTCTACACCGTCAACGGTGGCAACACCTGTGACAGTAAAGTCACCTGCTAAAACATCCGCATTTGCGGCAATTCCTGTAATAGCTAGAGGCGAAACACCTTCTGCAACAGGATTAGTTTCACCTTTTTTATAAAGTCTAAATTTTTCTGGTGGAATAAACGACATTTCTTGTCCTCCTAACTTAATTCAATATTGGCCCCATCTGTGGTGGGAGTAACAGCTCCCACTGTGGGGCTTGCTACTTTTCCGGCGCTGGTGTTTCTTCACCAAATAATTCTGTTGTCAATTCTGCTAGAGCTTCTGAATTATCTGCAAAACCGACAGTAACTTTTTTTCCGTTAATTTGACGAGAGACAGCAGAATAAACATATTCCCCAGGCTCTGGTGTAAAGTCATCATCATTTAATGTTTCGCCTTTGACACCATCTAATGAGAATGTGCCTGCATACATACCGAAGCCAAGTTTTTCGCCATACAAATCTTCTGATTCGATTAATACTGCGTAGTAAGGTGGCTCTGTATCCTCGCCAATATGATAAACTTTGCTTTCCTCGCTAGCTTTTTTATGCCCTAACATTTCATGTTCAATGGCTGATGGTACATCTAAGATACCTAAGTTTGCTGCAATATCTCCGTGCCCTTTACGTGCCACGTAGTATGCAATATTTGATCCGAAAACTTTTGACGGTTCTTTGGTTAGTCCTGTAATTTCAAAGCTTGCTGCGGCCCCTTCTTTTGGCTTACCATCAATGACATGTTTCTTACCAGCGACTGGCTTTAATTCATTATCCAATTGTTGAATAGTGATTCTGCTAAATCCATAAGTTTGCATATATTTTTTCCTCCTAAAAAATAGACACCAACTTAATAGTCGGTGTCGTGAATTTGTGTATTTTTTCTGTAACGTCTTGCATCTACAAAACGTTTTGTTTCGTTAAAGTACTGATCTAAGCCACCATCCAGGCGACCAAATCCAATTTGTTTCATCGTTTCTTCAACTGCTTTAGAAATTTTCTTGGTTACCATTCTGTCCATGCTTTCCACGTTGATTTGATAATTGAAGCGAATTGACAAAGCTTTGTTGTTGCCAAAATAGGCGTTGTTTTGTGGACCAAGAAAGTTGTCAATGATAATGAAGGGCTTGGTAGTATCTAAAGTTTCTGGCACTTCATAGAACTTAATTCGTTGAGGTGTCACAAGCTCTTTAATTGTTTCATTTTCAATCAATGCGTTATAAACGAACATCATCATATCTTTCACTTGGCTAATTCCTCCAATACCTCACGTGTTTTATTCCTTGCAATTGCTTTTGATTGGTCAGCAGCCCTCTGCACCGCTCCCATACCTCGAGGGCGAATGTACCTGCCGCTTTTTGTATAACCAAACTCATTCAGGTGGACTAACCGCCAACGACTCTTATCTCCTCGCCAACCTACATCAATTTCTTTAATACCATAGGAAGCACCTTTTACGTTTGACTTTACAACTTCATCATAGGTGGCCCCAGAATCTTTGTAATAAGCAACAGCATTTTTAGTCACTTTAACTATTTCATCTCCCGTGACTTTTAAAGCTTTGTTAACCATTCGACTAGTTCTTGCTTTCCCCAATTTTGATTCTATATTTTTGATAATCTCTTCAGTTCCTGTGACTTCGCTCATGACGTTATCCCTAAAACAATCTTGATAAAACGGTTATCTTCAAAATCTGGTGAAACGTCTACGATTTCCCATTCTTTTCCAGTTGGTAAAATCCTATAGTCATCAACAATAACTTTATGTTTATTTGTTGGAATATAGTCTTGGTGTGGATCACGGATTTTAATTGTCAGCCCCTCTTTAGTTCCTTTTGCGTTCAATATTTCCATGTCTTTCATTGATGGATTGTAAGCTAAAGAAAAACATTCATATAGCTTTTCGTTTTTTTCTTCTCCTGGCTCTGGCCCATCATTTGGAACAAATCCCCAAAATTCTACACGTGTTTTCAAACTACCACTATTAATTTTAGGCTTTTTATAATTAGGGTGTATCATCGTTGAACACCTCCGCATATTTTAAAGACTGTGCTAGTATATCTGGCTGAAAATTTGTTTCGAAAAACTCTAATGAATCATTATAGGAATATCGGCTGCGCTCAAATACAAGTTCTATGAAGGTTAAATCACTTTCTGGTTTAACTGGATTGATCAAAGAATCAAGGCGCAAAAAAGAAGCGGCTAAAATTTCTGTTAACGATTCATCTTCCGACGTTCCAAAAATTTTCATCCGCTTCTTAAATTTTTCTAGGTTCAGACTGGCTAACTCTAATGCTTGTTCATTAGTCATTGAATCCCTCCCCTGTTATTTCAGATTTACAACAGCCCCGTCTGTTGTTGGCGTGACTTTTTCAATCACGGGGATTGCTACTTCCCCGTCTCTGGGTCTCCATTAATTGATAATGTCCATACAGCTGCAACTTTGTTGTCTTGTGCTTTACCAAACGCAAATTGTTTTGCAGTGAATAAACGACAATCTTCTAAAGCTAATGTTTGATCGTATTCTTTGATCACTAATGCTCCTGCAGCAAATGCATCGTAACGACCACTAACAAAAGTGGTAACTTTTCCAGATTTCTGGAAATCAGATTCCACAATCCGCAATCCAAACGGTAATTTCGTAACCCAGTCCCCCATTGCATTACGAGAAGTAAACTCTGTTTCAATATCCAAAGCTTCATCTGGGCTCGCAACAATAACTACTTTCCCAGCGACAGAAATACGTTTGCCATTTTCTTTAACAGAATGGTATTTACGCATTTCTTTTAATTCTTTAATCGCTGTTTTTTCATCGGCAAAAGTTAAAGTTCCTGCTGCTTCTTTCTCTGGATAAGTAGTCACACCGTTTGAAGTAGCTCCCTTTGCTAAGTCACGAGTTAAACCAATAGGCTTATCGTTTCCATCGCCATTTAGGAAAGCATCTTCGAAGCCAACAGCAAATGCCTCTTTAATTTGAGTAGTTACATAACGTTTAATCCAAACAGGACCATATTCTAATAGATCGTTTGGTAATACTACAAATGCTGTTGCTTTGCTTTGTTTTGCATCGTCTTCGCTGAAGGTTGCATCTAACTGACCTTTAATTTCACCAAAAATTTTACCCCAAACAATGGCACCTTTTGGATCAGATTTTAAGATTTTCAAGCGTAAACCTGTGTACTTTAAGCCTAATTCTTTTAATAATGGACGTTCTCTTGTTAAATCATTAAAAATTTCATCCACTGTTGTTTCAGGAAGTAGTTCTTCATCTTTCCAGCCTGTTTCAGTGACTGCGTTAAAGAATTTAACTTCTTTAGGCGTAATGCCTTTATCCATTTTTGAAGCATTGATAAATTCTTCTGCTTCCATACGAGCTTCTTTTTTAGCCTCTGCTACCATGTCTTCTGCTAAAGCATTCATAGATGCTTCGTATAATTCATTTTGTTTTTCCTGTGGATCGCCATTTTTTACAGATTCAATAAAAGCTTTACGCTTTTCTTGATAATTGACCATTCCTTTTAAATTGATTGTCATATTTAATTTCCTCCTAAAAATGTGTATTAAAATAAGAACCTAGCAAACGGCGATTCGTTCGTGGGTTCTTTGGGTTCGATAGTTTGTTCAATTGTAATTTCGTTTTGCTTCACTTCTACGATTGCTTCAGCAATCATTTCTTTTAATTCTTTTTTATTGACCATTACTACTGGTTCGTTCTGCTGATTTTTTAGTTTTTTCACTTCATTGATAATTTCTTTTGAAATAAGACCACTTCCACCATCAGCAACTAATAATGGGCGTTCGGTATTTTCGAACATGATTTCATCCGCAAAACCATTTTCAACAGCTTCTTCTGCGGTTAACCATGTTTCTTTATCCATCAACGCTAAAATTTCTTCTTTGGCCTTACCTGTTTTTGAAACATACGCATTAGCTAAAGATTTATTAGCTTTCTGTAAAATTTCGCTTGCTTTGTCCATTGTATGATAATCGCCGCCAGCCCCCATTGCGACATTGTGAATCATAATTTGACCAACTGGGCTAATAGCAACTGTGTTACCAGCCATCGCAATGATACTTGCAGCACTTCCAGCCATTACAATGTTTACTTTCACATGGCCCTCATAAGAACGCAGAGCTGTGTATATTTCATTTCCCATATCTACTAGCCCACCATTAGAGTTGATAGTTACTTCTACATCTTCATTGTGATTTGCAGGCAACAAATCTAAAACATCTTTAGGGGACGTTGCTTCCATTTCAAACCAATCATAGAACCATTTATCATCACTAGAAATGATTGGCCCATTAACTTTGATTTTCACTGTCATCTTCATCTTCACCCCCTTTCAATTTTTCATAGTTTTTAGTAATATGATGCTCATTCATAAATGCTTCCTCTGATTCTTCATACTCAAAATCAATTAACACTTGGTTAGGCGTGAATACTCCAGAAGCAATTAATTTATCAATTTGTACAGCTTGTTCATACGGATCACGTTTAAGAACATTCATGATTATCACTCGTACACCTTGTTGGTACTCATATTTTTCCAAAACTTTATTATTAAGTTCTGATTGTAGTTTGTCCTTCAATTGAGTAATACAAAGTTTTTGATAGGCTTTTAGATTAAATTCTAGATCGGCCATTTCTCCATGTACTAATGCAGAAGGAACACCAATGGCACGACAAACATCATTGATTAATGACTTTTTCATTTGGTCCAATTCTTCCAAAGATTGATTAGACGAGCCCGTTTTATTTGTGTACTCTTCGTATTTAAAACCTTTCAGTTGTGGAACTATTGCTACCGAGTTATTTCTAAAAGATTTGTATATCTTATTAACGAATGCCTGTATTTTTTCTTGATCGGTTCTTCCATTCCCGTCCTTTTTATCTCCATAACTACCTGTTTGATCAATGGAAACACCTGCTCGAATTTGATTATTTCGCATAGAAACTTCTAAGATACGACCGAAAAGTTCACCATAATCATTGAATAGACCATCGGTGAACTTATCTAATTTTTCATTGTTATATTGAAGGTAAATAACCTCAGACATTTTAAAGTTTCTCTGATAGGTGTAGTTTTTTATAGTTACTTCCGAAAACGTATCTTCGTAGAGTGCATATTCATTTCTATAAAAATCATCTGCAATCAATAACTGATTATCATCGGAAACAATTACTAACACTTCGTTATTTTTTAAAAGTGTATAAAAGAACTTTTGCCAAAAATCGTTTGCTGACATGTCTTTATTGGGGCGTACGTTTAGTAGATAGTCCCATTCTTCTTTCGTGGCACCTCTTATTTGTACCTGCATTGTTGACATGGTCCTAGCGACAAAATTTAAAACAGAATCTAAAGCCCAGCGCTTTAAGTATGCTCTAGTAGATACGTCGTTTATAAACTCAAAATCCAACATTTCTTGAATAGCTTTGTTTTTAGCTGACGTACCTTTTAACAAGTCAAATAAACTCACTCATTCACCCCCTTTCCGTCGACATCTAGTACTATTTATTTTATTTTTCCTAAAAAATGACGACCCGATTTATTTTCTTTTTTTGCTGGCACATCCCATTTATAGCCGTTATGAGTAACGAATGTCTTTTTGAAATATGCAATATTGTTTCCATAAGCTGATTTCGTTGCCCTAACAATATTTAGGTATTGTGGTTTATACATAACTATCACCTCTTAAAAGTCTAATTCTTCTAATATATCGAATGCATCTTCAAAATTATAATCTGTGAGTTCATCTGCTAAATACATACCGCATACAAATGCTTTAAATCCATCTGTTTTCCTTCTAACTTCTTCTTTTTTTAAGTACGTCTTATTTCCATCATTGTTTGTCTTTACTAATACATTATTCGTGTACCATCGCATTAACGGATTTTCTCCAAAAATGATGTGTCTATTAGCAAACGCCGTTTCTATTCTCGGTGCAAGCAAACTATCGACTGCTCTAGGATTTTTTATCACAACCACTTCAAATCCCGCAGCTATTAGTAACGGTCTCAATACATCCATTCTGAAATTATCGGCAACAATTTTTGTAATTCCGTATTTATATCGTTGTTCAACAAACCAATCGACCACTGTTTGTGGCTCAATTGTAGCTCCATCAACTACAGATAATAATCCTCTGTTTTCCCATTCTTTTATCGGTGCGAATCGCTCTTTTGTTTGTTCTGATGCTTTCCTAGAGTATCCGTAATATATGTCTGCAAATTGCTTTCTAACAAATGAATGTGTTTTAAAAACATAGTCATCCTTATCTTTAAATAAAAGACCACATGCGGCAAAATCTCGCAAGCTAGCAAAGTCCAAACATCCAATTGCTTGTCTACCTTCTAAATTTGGTAAAGGACGATTGGTGTCCATTATTTCTTCGTAACTAGCCACTGATCTTTCTAAATCTGTAACTGGTAAATTCATTCTTTTAGTCATAAACTCTTCTCTATTTGACGGATCGTCCTCTAAGTCTTCATATTCTTCAAAAATAGTTTCTAAAAGGCTCTCGGCATACTCTGATAAAGGTTGATGAAACATCGGATTTGCTAATTCCCAGTTTTCTGATTCTGTCACTTGGTCTTCTGAATCTAATTTGCAAATAAAAGGGAAAATAGCATTAGGTCGACTAGAACCGTTTAACACTCTTTTGGCTTTTTCTTTGAGAGAATCTAAAAATCCCTCTCGAACATATCCATCTGTTCCTACATAAAATTCTCTAGGATTCGGCTTTTTTCCTAATCCAGAAATATGCACTTTTACATCTTTGTTCGAAGGGTATTGGTGAATTTCGTCGAAAGCCACCGCTCCATCTCTTAAACCATCTTTAGTATCGCCATTCGACGTTCTAAATCTTATATAGCTACCAGTTTTTTTAGAGGTTATGACTGTTTTCCCATACTCGAAAGCTTTTTGAAGTGTTTTATTTCGTTTGATTGTATTGTAAATTTCTTCGAAAGAAGTTTTTGCTTGATCTTCTGAATTCGCAACAATCGAAATATTGTAATCTAGAATTCCATGTAATTCAGTTTGTAAAAAATTAAGAACGACAGAAAGAAGACCATTTTTACCGCCACCACGGCCGAACATCCATAGAAATTTACGATAAAAATTTCTGTTATTCTTTTTAAAATACAAAAAGACGAAAGCAATCAAAAATTTTTGAAATGGCTGTAATTCAAAAAACCATTTTTCACCATAATTGATGCAATCGTCTATCATTTTGTCATTAAAATATATATCATCTCTTGAAAGTATATCTCTTTCTAGATACTCTATTAGTTCAATTCTTTCTTTATTAAGTTTTATTTCACCTTTTTTATATTGTTGTATATAGTAATCGACATGTTTTTGCTTAATCATACTAAGTCACTCTCGCTATAATTATCATCGTCAACGCTAGTCACTATTTTTGTTGATTCATCTAAATTAAGGTCTTTTCCTAAAGCAATCAATGCACGTGAAATTTTAACTTTTTCGGCGATTGCTGGATTGATTTTTAAGTATTTCTGCGCTCCGTTTTCAAACTCTACAATCGTTCCATACTTAGAAATAGACGAATTCATTTTTTTATAAAGCTTTACTAAATCAAGGTATCTCTCGACTTTTTCAACTTCTAGTTGATCGTTTTCGTCAATTTGACTCATCAACTGTTTTTTCAAATCTGCCATTTTCAATAGCAATCACCCCCCTATAAAAAATTTAACGTATATTTTTAGACAGTTGACCCCATCCACCGGTTCCCGCAGTCCCCATTTTAGGGCAAAATATTTCGATGGGGGGTATGTTATCCCCCACTTTGATATATCATTCAGAATTAGTTTGTTTATTTGTTTCTACATAATTAATTGTTAAAGATATACTATCGAATGTAACTTGCTCTTTGTCTGATACCGGATGAGATACATTGTAGTCTCCGTCCAGTATGATCGCATGACCATCCTCAACTCGCTGCTTAAATGATTTCAACTTATCAATTGCATCTTGAATCCAAATACTTGCCTCATGTTTTGACTCACTTATATTCTGGATTACTGATCCTTCTTTAAGAACTTCTCTTTCGCCATTTCCCTTCAAATATTCTTCTACCACCATTCATCATCCCACTTTCTTTTTCTTTTGGATTCTCTATAGTTAAATCTTCCGTGTCTCTTGTTGTGACAGTCCTTGCACAGTGTGCGTAGGTTATCTATATCTAAGGCGTGTTGAGGATAATGTTCTAACTCTTTAATGTGATCCACTTCAAGTACTGAATCATATTGAGTTGTTAACTTACCTTCTTCTTTACACCACTGGCATTCGTAATGGTCGCGCTCTAAACACTGCTGTCTTAATCTTCTCCACTCTGATGAGCCATAGAACTTTGCTCGTGCTTGTTTGGATGATACATCAATCATTGTTGGCAATATTAGAAAGGTAAGTGTTAACCAACGCACGTTGTACTTGCAGCACACCTTCAATACCTAGCGACTTAACATCAAGTTTCAATCGTTCGTTTAAGAACTGTGCATTGTGATCTGCTTCAAGTGTTTCTTTCTGAACGTAATAAAGTAATGCTGATGTCTCATCCATCTTCAGACCATATACCGAAATGATTTCAATAAACAAATCTGCAAGCGCATCTATATCTTTCTCCTCACGAACCTTCTTCATGATCTCTAAGAACTGTGCTTGTTGCTTTTTAATCTGTTCTTTTTTACTCATAGATATAACAACCTCCTTATAAAATTATGTAAAAAGGACTGCATATAAATGCAGTCCTCGTGAAAGGTAGTAGCGCCAATTTGTTTGTCCGAACATTCATTGACGATCTATATTATTTAAGTAGCCTATGCCACTTACTGGAACAATAGGACTCGAACCTATACTAACGGTTTTGGAGACCGCTGCTCTACCGATTAAGCTATGCTCCATTAACTCTCGCAAACCTGTAGAAAAAAGAGAGAGGAAATTCACCTCACTTCTTTAGTTTTATAATTGGTGGTTTGCGAGAGAATCTAAATGAGATCACAAGTGACTAAACGAAGAAAGTAGAATTTTTTTACTTCCTTGTAATCTCAAATCAAAAAAATAAGTAGGCAATCGTTCCGTTAATGTATTTGTGTAAGTGTGTCGCATTTCTTATTTTTTTGACACTATCATAATAACCCGTTTCAAAGGTATATGAAGTGTAGATAAAGTGTATAAAAGAGGTATAAAAAGTGTAATAAATGGCTACTTAAAAGCAACCAGTTCCAGTGCCGAAGCAAATTGAACAATAATCATATTAGATTCTTGTTTCACTGATTCTTCGCTGATGCAATTCCGTTGCGCTGCTAGATAGATTGGATTGCCGTTGATGTATCGATCATAGAAGATTCTTTTTCTTCGCTCGGTTACATCTGGCTTGTGCGGATGCTGAATCGCAGAATAACCTCTAACAAAAAGCTTATGAAGATAATCAAACTCTTCCTGAGCTTCTTCTTTCTGGATTAACATTTGCTCGGCTTCAAAAGTGTTATTGGCCGTTGATGGCGGAACCAAAGAGAATGAAGCTGTTACTTTTGGTTCCCTTGGCTGGCCAACACGACATCTAGCAGCAAGGTATGCAGATAAGAACACACTGACGTTATGTTTCGTTTGTTCCATATCTACATCTTTTGCATCTGGTGTTTCATATTTCTTTACGTCAAAAAGTACCATCCTTTGATTCCCCCGTTTATGGTATAATATTCGTGTCGAGAATATTAACAACAGTCGGAGGAATCCGGCTTTTTTTATTGGCAGCTTTCTTTACTCATGATAAAATATTTTTATTGTGACCAATGTTTGGGGCAAAGTAACCTCACATATCACAAGCTACCACTTTTCTGGTAAAATATTCTTCTTAGTCAACCAGTGGTCGGTTGGCTTTTTTATTGTTTAATTCGACTGTTATCGGTCTGCCATACTTTAAAATTTTCCAAGTGCCATCTTTTGTATTGGTTTGATTCATATGATTTCTTTCATCACAAGCTATCGCATAATCGAAAAATAAATCGGCTTGCTCTGATCCATGCAGGTACTCAACATACACGCCATCGACTTGCCTTCCTAAGATATAAACTTCTGGATAACTCATACACTGGAACCTCCTAAATATAGCCCTAATCCAAAAATAAAAGAGCATGAAAGGAAATAAACGAGGTCACTGCTTGTTATGTCATTGCCATATATGAAATAGCTCACGGCTACTTTTGCTACAAGAATCATTATTGCAATGCCGCTAAATTTATTTATTGCTCTTTTCCAGTTGCGTTTCATCTATTCACCATCAACTTTCACAGCAAACGGCCAGTAACGTTCATCAATTGCTTTGATTTCTTGTTCAGTGAACATTTCTTG